GAACCAGTTGCACTTGTTTCGGAAATAGTATCGGCATCTGCAGTCCCATCAGGGGAAGTAACTGAATTTGCAGTAACACTTGAGTTAGTCTTAGTCCAAGATGCGTTGTCAAATTCTTCACTTCGCAATACCAAATTCGTTCTCTGCTCCTCAATCAGTAAGCCTTTAGGAGCCAGCGTTACAGGGTCATAGTCAAACCGAGCGCCATTGATTGCTACTGACTCAATAACTCCACTAGGATTTGTTCTGGTAGCGGTAGATGCTCGAGTAAATGTGATACGAGAGTCAAGCGTTTGATTGCCGTTAGTAAAGTCTAAAGACAAAGATGCGCCATAACCAAGACCACCAGCACTAACTTGGCGGTTTGGCAAATTGAGTGCTGTGCTAAGTTGCATATTAAATTAGTCCGACAATGTTTGAAGCAGTTGTACCAGTTGAAGACACTTGTTTAACAGAAACTGGCAAAATAGTCCCAGAAACAACATTAGAAAATGTCGTGCTAGTACCATCGTTAGTGACAACAGTTATATTGCCACCAGTTCCAATGTACAAAGCCCTTGCTTTTGTAGCTAATACAGAATCAGCAGGTGTAATTGCAAATGCAATAGATGCACAAGAATCAGCAGATTTAGCAAACATAATTACCTCGTTTTGTTTATGATGACCAGCGAAACTTTTGAATTCTGACCTTGCTGATCGGGAATGGTCAGAGAAAATAGATTGTGGTTAAACATTTATCCACTCACCAAATGTTAATTTTGTCGTAACCATGTGTTACTTCCTTGAGCCTGTATTGTCCATGTGTTGTCATTAGCAGATACAGGTGTCCATGTATTTGTGTCACTAGAAACTAATGTCCAAGTGTTTGAATCGCTAGATATTGGTGTCCAAGTATTCTCGTCCTCTGGTACTGGTGTCCAGTTTTCGCCAAGAATAACGCCTTTAGCTGTGATTGTAGCCGTACCAGTTATAGATGCAACACCAGAATAATCAGCAGTAGCACTTGCAGTAACTATTGCACTTGCATCAATACTCGCAACAGCACCAACAACTAAACCACCATTAGCAGTTACTGTTGCATTTGCGTCTATTGAACCAGAGCCTAATCGAACTCTTATTGCATCACAAGCAACACTAGCACTACCCGTAATACTTGCACTAGCAAACTGAACACGAGTTCCATCAGCCGTTACTGTTGCCGTTCCATCTATTGCCCCACTACCAAACTGAACCCTAGTAGCATCTGCTGTAACAGTCGCAGATGCACTCACGGACGCATAAGCATCCCAGAGGGTTACAGAGGTTGTATAAAGTGAACTATCGAGTGTGAGTGTTAAGTCATCAATGCTAGACTTTAAATTGTCTAGCGAATCAATCGTCCACGGAGGCAGTAAATCAGCCATCTCACGCCAATGTGACGCTCAATGAACCAGCAGCAATACGGAACACATCGCCAGTAGCAATCGTTTTAGACGCATCTAGTGGAGAGTGATACAGCAAGTTGCCAGCAGTAGAAGCATCACGAATACCGATGTAGGCAACAGTACCCCATGAGCCACCAGCTTGAGGAAACTCAATAGCCGCAGAGTTGGTAGTCGCACCATTGCTAGGCGCACCAAATGTAATAGACTGACGAGCATAGCTAGTACCAGATACCTCAGTACCTGTATCAGCGTCTGTTGGGTCAGAAGTGTAGAGAGCCAAATACACAGTTGTTGGTGCTGTGTAGGATGTTGCTCTCAATGTGCCGTTAATCAGCGCATTTTCGAGGTAGTTTGACATTTCGGCCATGATTTTGCCCTATGTAAAATTTGTTACTTTTCGCCATGTTTTCTTCCGCTAGAAGAACTCTTAAATTAGCAGGAACATGAAGACCTGATACATATTTTCCTCTTAATGGAATGATATGGTCAACATGATACTTCTTGCCATCTTTATCACTTAACTCTTTTGCTTCCAAATAAATTTTCTTTATTTGTTCAAAGTCATCTTTAGTTAACCAACAAGGTACACGCTTTAACTTTGTTGCTCTTTTCCTTGCTGATTGCTCTAAAACTTTATGTGGATTTTTCTTTGCCCACTCTCTAGTTTTTAAAGAATTCAGTAATTTAAATTCGTTATCGCCTTTTTTCTTTTCGTAGTGTCTTTTTGCGGCTTCCAACATCTTTTCTTTGTTTTCGCTATTCCACTTTTTAATAGCAATAGAAACTTTTTCTTTATGCTTTTCAGCATATCTTTTTTGAGAAGCTCGTCTCAGAACTTTTTGTTCTTCCGTAAGCATTTTTATCTTGATGAAAGTTTCATTGCCAATGGGACACCAGAGTATTGCGTACTTTCATCAGATTTAATCAAAGTTGACAATGCTCTATCGTACATACTACCCCAAGTGTTTATCCGTCCATCATTGTAAAGATACGGCTCGGCCTCAAGCAAAGACGCATACAAGAGTGCATCAGGTGCGATATTCAAAAACACGTTAGATGTATTTGAGCTAGACAGATATGCAGGGGCTGCGTAGTACAAGAGTCTTAGTGTGTAAACGCCATCAGGAACAGGCGCTAACAAAAACTCATTAGCCAAGATCGTGTAAGACTTAGGAACACCAACTTGTGATGCTACAGGGTCATTAGACAATATAGATGGGCTAGAGTAACTGAGTGGTGTGATTGGGTTTGTCAATGCGACAAAATCACGAATCTCTAAGAAGTCGCTAGGCACTTCAACAGTAGAGTCACCAGACACAGAGGAAGTCGTTACAGACTTCAACATCTGGCGAACACGCAATTCTCTGCGGAGACGATTCTCAGCAAAGGTAATGAAGTCAGGAATCTGAGTGGTCAGATCAGACCGAGCTAGATAACCTGCAATTGAGGTTTGTAAATCAGAGTATGTTGCGAAACTCATACTACTCCAGTCCGAGTTCTAAAAACTCTGTTATCACTATTGTTCAACCATGCTTTGAAACGCTTTTCATCAACAACATGAAAGCCACGCATGATTCCTATTTTGTTTAGATCATCAATAACTGTTAACGGAATTGAGGCAACCTTATTGCCAAACAATTCATCAGACCATCTTGCACGTTCATCAAAGGAGTTGTACTCCTTCTTATTTTGCTCAATGATTCCAGACACATCCTGACGAGTTTCAATGATGATTCCACCATCGCCATCAGCGTGAACAGCAGATTGTCTAAAGTTTTCCATAGTGCAATTCTATCAGTTTTGATTAAAAAACACACATTATTTAATGTGCCCCCAAGTCCTACCAATCCGCACACCTCTTACGCAATTAGGTGAAACTTCTAACAGTCTTGCTAATTTTGCATGAGGCAAATCACTTGATCTTATAAACCTTACTTTTTCTTCATCAAGGATTGATTTTCCATTCTCAGTACCTAATGGAGCAACAACACGCTTTCTGCCTTTTGCAATCATATCTTGCGTGTTTTCCTTTGGCGTTCCAATCGTCAAATGCTCAGGATTTGTACATTCTGGATTGTCACACTTGTGCATAACAAACATACCTTCAGGAATCTTTTGCTTATTGTGAAGTTCCCAAGAAAATCTGTGTGCTAAAAAATAACCATCTTTTTTAGCGCCTTTTGAAAGAACGCCATACCCATTATTTTTTTTGCCAGACCACTTCCAACATCCATCTAACTTTTCAGCAAATCTCCAAAATCTTTCTTCTGGAGGAGCATGATTTTTTATTCCACCTAACGGATTTCCATACTTTTTAAACCTTACATAGTGTTTTTCACACAATGTTAATGAATAATTTTTATTGCCACAGTTTTCTACACTACACATAAAAATGCCCCCATGAATTAACATGAGGGCATTATACGACAAGTCTATGCGACTATCATGGAGTCAGATCGGCTAAAATGCCGTGAGCAGCTTGGTTTTTAACTTCCAAGGTGTACTCAGCCAACAATTGTGTTGACTCATTGTCGCCAGTCACAGCCAATTCGTTGGTCTGGAAAGGACGCAAATAAGCAACAGCAGCCATGTCGGGGTCAACGATAAACGCTGTCTCATCGCATGAGTTGGTAGAAGTCATGAAGCGGTTAGGCACAACAGAAACTGTACCGAAATCGCTCAGGTAAACGTCAGCCGCACCGATGATGGTGGTTGGCTCATTGGCGGGGGCCATGAAGCGTTGAGCAGCAATACCAGCAAAAGCAGAAACTGTTTGCTTGTGTGCAGGGTTAACCATCAACACTTTAGGATTGCCACCAGAAGCGTAAACTTCCTTGATAACAACTTTCAGGATGTCTTCTGTGAAAGTGCGGTTAGTGCCGTTGGTACGAGCAGTAGTACCCAAGTCACCAGCAACACCAGAAGTACCGCCATCATAGTTGCTGTTCAACCATGCTTGCAGACCGCCCAATTTACGAGCAGTAGAAGAATCACCATTAGAGGCGACTTGGTTGCTCAACAAAGAGGTTTCCATGTCGCGCTTGATTTCAGCAGAAGCCTTAGCCAATTGGTAAGCCTTTTCAGACTTACGACCAGCTTTGTCAACTGATTGCAAAGTGCCAGAAATCTTAACAGTCTTCTGAGAAATCTGAGTGCGGTTGCCAACACGAGTAGTAGGAGACATAGTAGCGTCAGATGCCGTTGCACCTTCAACAGCGTAGTTCGTTAAAACGCTTGCGGAAAGTGAGTCCGTTTGCCATTCGTGGTAAACAGCAGTAGCCTTAGTCTTGCCGATAGAAGACATGAAAGGTGTGTCTGTAGGGCTGATGTTATAGATAACATCGGAGAGGTCTTCACGCTGACCGATAGCGGTATAGGTTTGATAGGTAGCCATTTTAAAACTCCAAAATTA